CCCATAATTTTATAATATTTACCTAATCCACCTAGTAAAGGATGATTACCCATTTCAAGATCTGTGTAAGTTCCTATGTTAGATTCATTTGATTGCATTGCTTCCATTGGAGTAACAATGCTTCCTTCTGTAATCATTTGATATAATTCTTTAGGAATGTATCCTGGATTAGCAGGGTCAACTCCGTAAAATGCTAAAACTTCATCACTAATAGCATAATCATCCCCTATTTTATCAAATAAACCTAAATCCTCTATAGTTTCAGGATCAACGGTTACAAAATCTAAATCTGATGCGTATGTATCTTGTGGTGATGTGTAACTGTTTTTTATGTTGTCAAATAAATTTTGATTTGCTTCATATATCCCTGCATCTTCATCTGCTTTGGGATCTATTATTGGTCCTTGAATGTTGCTTACATTTGTACCTACACCACTTGTGCTTGATCCTCCACTTGATGGAGGTGTATAACCACCTACGGCACCACCTGATGTGCCTGTCGATGACCCAGATGAGGACCCACCATACATTCTAGCAAGATAATCGTCTCTACTCATTACCTAACACCTAATCTGTAGGGTAACATTTCATCATCCATAAATTGATAGAAATAATCAGGAAGTTGCATAGGGAAGTATTCATCATAATAATCTTCCATTGCACCAGTAGATAATACCTCTGGATATTCAAAACCTGCTTGTGATGTGTAAGCTTCACGCATAACATCTCCTGCTGGTGTACCTAGTCTTGTTGGTCTGTAATCTAAATAACTAAAATCGCCTAAAAGTTCATTTGGTTTTGGTTCAGGTAGCATTGCACCTAACATTGGAATTCCTGATGCTGCACCCATAATGCCTTTCATTATTTTTGGCATTCCTCTTGTAAATGCATATGTTTTTGGAAAGTGTGATTGATAACTTTCTGGATTAGTCATCATGTATTGGTTCATTAATGCACGGTAAGGTTCATCATACATTTTGTGGAACATCTCAGCATTTTTAGAGCCCATAATTCCACCATCTGGACGTGCACCTACAGCTTTTAATGCTTGTTTTTTTAATCCTTCTCTAAACTTTGTAAAATCTTTACGCTTAGCCGTATTAGGATTAAAGTTTTCCATAAAGTTACGCTCTTCAGCTGCACGCTCTTGACGTGCAGCTTTTTGAAGATTCATATACTTCGTTTGTCTATCAACAAATGGTTTCACTATGCACCTATCATTGACTGTAGCACAATAAGCACAACAACTGCGACGATGCCGGCTTTAATCCAGTCCTTCATCCCCCAATCGCTCCACTCTTTTAAGTGTGCCCATAAATCGTGTAATAACTTCATGTTACCTCCTAATGTATAGTATGTTGTTTAAATTCGTGCTCTAATGCAGTCATAAAATCGAAGGACTCTACAACAGATTGAAACACAAAGGAAGCTTGTTCTGACCCTAACGCTTCTACATAATGTTGTCGCGTTACAGCCATTAAAGCAGCGCATACTAATAACGCATCTTCTGGCTCCCTAACTAATGATTGAGCTAATTGATCTAACTCTTGCATTGCGTCACTTATTTTTTTCACTCTTTTGGTTTCTTGCATTTATACTCGCAGTTGTTATATCTTTTTCATTTTTCATTGCTTCTTTAGTTAAAGCAACATTTTCCTTTAGTTCTCCTAATGCATCTTTAGCAGCATCTTGATCAATTTTACTCGAAACTTCCATTAGTTTAATTGTAGTGTCAGCTTCTATTTTATCGCGGTCCATGTCAAGTTTAGATGCCTCTAATGTTCCTTTAGTTTGCATTTCTTGTTGACGCATCATTGCTTCTGCAGCTCTTAAATCAATTTCTTGTTGTTTAAGTTTAACAAGAGGATCTTCAGCTTCACGTTTAGTTCTAGCTTCTTCATCCTGTGCTAATTGTGTAGTCATTTCTGCTTCAAGTTTAGCAATGGCATTTGTTTTTTCTACGGTCAATGCTTCTGCAGCTTTTTGTAATTCTTGCATAGCTTGCGGATTCATTTGTGCTTGTTGCATTTCCATTTGTAATTTTTGCTCTTGTTCGGCAAATTGTTCTTGAACTTGTTTAGTTGCCATTAATGCAACGTGTTCAGACATATGTGCTTGTAGTTGTGAATACAACGGAGGATTAATTTGTACCATTCTTGTAAACATAAATTCAGCATGTGCTTTCATATGTGCAGGATGGTCTTGTTGAATAAAAGCTTTTAAAGGCATTCCTTTCATTGCACCTGCATTTTCAACAGCTGGACTTTGCGGAGCAGGTTGATCTCTGTCTGGCTTTAATATTGCATCAATACTATCAACACCCATTGCTGCATACATTCTTCTATACGCTTCTCGTAAATTATGCATCTGCGGATTTGATTGTGCTAATTGTAACTGTTGTTGTGCCAACATAACTCTTTGTGACATAGAAAATATGTTTGGGTCACTAACTGGAATAATATCAACACGATCATCAAAATCAGCTTGTTTAATCATACGATCACCACCGACCACATGATATGGATATTCCGGTGGAGTATACATTTGTAAACAAGTAGCTAGTAATTTAAATTCTTTTCTTTGTGAGTAATACAATCTTTTTTGTATTGCACTCATAACTTTAGTTCCACGTTCTAATAAAGCAAGTGTTGTACCTACAGGATTCTGTTCATTACCTTCACCCATTTTCATATCAGCAATTGCTGCAAATGATTTTCCAGCATCCACAGAAAAACCTAAAAGTTGAAATAATGTTCCACTTGGTTCTTTATAAGGAAGAGGTAATAATGATTCTTTAATAGAGGTACCTGTTACATCTACATCTCTAAACTCACCTGGTTGTAAAGGTTCGTCATGATCTCGTATACGCATTCCTCTTGCTTTAAATCCTGCCGGTAGGTTAGCGAGTGTACCAGCATCAATTAACTGCCGCAAAACACTTGTTGCTGTTCGCGATAACCCACCTAACATGTGTATTAGACCAAAACCGTAAAAGCCTAGGCCTGGGAGGAATTTAAAGTGTACAAAATATGCATTCTTTTTATATGTTGTATCACCTTCTTTGTAATTTCTTTTAATAGATAATATTTTTTGTGAATATTGATCAATAGTAATAATGTAAGGAAGTTTAACTCCACTTGTATCTTCAAAACCAGGAACATCAGCATCAACATGCATTTCTAAAATTATATGTTCTTCATTTTGTTCTTCTGACACAGCTTCAACACCTTGAAGCTCATTTACTTTTGCTTGTACCTCATTTGTGTTTTCTATTAAACCAGAATTAATTTCTACATCCCTGTAAAAACCAGACACTTGTAATTTTCTTACTTCGTTAGAAGACATTTTTACTATATGTGTAATTCTTTCCGCTTGCTCTAAATCTGTTGCTAAATAATTAATTACTAAATCTTCACTAGCAACAAACTTTGCTACACAACGTTTTAAAATTTCATCATAGTAAACTTTTTTAAAAGCTGAACCTGATAGTGGTAAATAAAATAATAGTTGGTCCATTTCTGGATCAAACTCTTCCATTACATTCATAATGTAATAGTTCATGTAATCTTTTACACGTGTTGCTTGTTGTTCGGTTTGAGGAGTAACCTCACCTACAATTTGAGTTCGTACGGGGCCGCTTGGGGGGAGGAGTTCCTTATAAGCTTGTGCCTGAAACTGTGTAACAGATTCAGCTAATAAAGGATGTACGACCCCGGACGCTCCTTCGAAGGGTTGTGTTCGGTCTTCATATTTAAAACCTAACATGTCAAGACCTTTGATATAGGTATCTTCCCAATCTTTTCTTGACTCACGATCCGCTTCGAATGCATTTACCAAATCACTTGAGAATTTGGATAACTCGTCTTCTGAAATATATTCAGCTAAATTTGCGTTAAATGGAACATTGGATAAATCAACTTGTGTTTCATCAGTAATTTGTTCTGCACTACCATCTTCCATCATTTCAAAACCATCAAATTGAACTGTGCTGTCCAACTGTATTTCTTCACCAACTGGTTCTACTTCTAAAGCAGTATCAATTGCTGCTAATGCTTTTTCAATATTATTTTTAGTATTATCTTCTGCCATGTACTACTCCACCTTCTTGATATGCAGAAATACCACCAGATATAATTTCTTCTGCTGCCTTATTATTTTTTAAGTTTAGCATTTTCACACCCCCGAAAATTTCTCCCTCAGGTGTTCTTATAACAGTATTTAAAAGATTTGCACCTGTTTTTTTTGATGCGTTAGATAAAGCTTTATTTAATATTGGTCCATAAGCTCCAAGGTTACCATTATAATCTCTTCCACCTGGACTTAAACTACGGTTTTTAATCTTTGGATTAGCAAATGCCACACCATCATATTTACCATCTTTTGCAATTCTTACTAAATATTTAGCAACAAACTCCATGTATTCTTGTGAATTTTGAAAAGGACCTTCCGGAACACTTCCACCAATATTTCCTGCTTTATCTTTAGATTCTTCTAACATTTTTCTTATTTTACCTCTTTCTTCACCTAATTTTTTTAATGCTGGTGAACGTGGGTTAGTTGCCAATAAATTTTCTATTTTAAGGTTAATTAGGTCTAATTGTTGTTTATTTGCTGCTAAATCTGAAGGTAAAGGTAAATCTTCACGTCTTGCGTACCCCTCTCTATCACCTAATTTTTTTCCTGCTGCTTTAGATTCACGTATTGCACGTTGAATAGGTTGGTGCATATCTGACTGTATTTCTTCTACAAATAAAATTCTTCTACCAAATTCATCTGTTCTATCAGAAACACGTGTGTGCACGAAAGCATTTTCCCTTTGGGGTTTAGCTAAATTAAAACTATGTGCATAATCATAAGTAGGTTCGTTTTGACGAAGTTTTCCTGGCTTATATTTAAACATAAACTCACGGTAATTATCACCACCCGGTAATGTTTGTTGTCCAGCATGTGCTGGTTTTAATGCATAATCTTTTTTAGTTAAATTAATTCCACGGCTTCCTACAGCAGAAGATAAAGCAGTTAAAGGTTCACGTATACCAAAAGGAACATTAGCAGAAAAATCTAAGCCTTGTTCCATGGCCCCTTTTATGCCAAACGTCTTTTCCATGTATTTATTAACATTAGTCACTATTTTATCTAAATTTTTTTGTACTAGCTTCCCATCTTGAGTAACACTAGGTAAAGTGTTCTGTAAATAGGCAACTAAACCTCCAACACGTGGATCTTTTGTTTCTGGGTCTATTTTTCTAACATTTTTGTATAAACTAGTTAAAATACTCTCTGGTCCAGGTGTTCCTAGGGCAATAACGTCAAATTTAGGCGCTATTTCATCAAATTCCTTGACTAAATCACCTTTTGTAAACGATTTATTGCCTGCATTAGCTAAAAAATTGCCTAGAGACGTATCACGCATCTCTGAAGATTTAATATTTCGTGATTTTAGGTAAGATAACCACTGGTTAGCGCCCATTTTCTCTTGTGGAGCTTGAATAATAGCGTCACGCGACGCGAAATATAGTGCACCATTGTCTTCTACAGGTGGTTTTGTCCCTGTTTTGCCTACTTTATACGAATTAGCTAGTGGATCCTTACGTAAAAAATCTCTAGCTGCTTTTTCTGTGGTAAAATCTTTAATTGGTAACCCAGCTTCATCAAATACAGTGAATGATTCTTTTACGACGTCTGGTTTTAAACTTAATACTTTTTCTGATCCTTTGCCTGTTGGCGCAGCTATCTTTGGTTTGTACTGGCTTATGTTACGAAGTACTTGGGGTAATAAAGCTTTAGCTACCATTATTCTCCTGATGACCTGGGTCCTGGGACCGAGGATCTTTTAAAAGGGTAATTTGTTGTCGCATTAAATTTATCTTTTAAATAATTATCTAGTTTTATTTTTCTAATATTTTTAGGACTATTCATTGGGTTAGTTCCTTTAAATCTTGTATCTGTCAATAGTTTTAGTTGTTTAGGACTTAATAGTTGTGCCATTTTTTGTAATGCCTTGCTTCCTAACATAGACACAAGCCCACCTGCATTTAAATTCATACCAGTTCCTCTGTTTTTAAAAAAAGGTTCCTTGGTTCTCCAATAACCACCAAAGTTATCACGTCCACGGTCTGACCACCATTGACCTTCTCCTATTTTAATTGCATCTTTTGCATCTTTGTCAACAAACTCTCCTTTTTTATTAATAGAAGTTCTTATTGTTGGTTTTTGATAACCCATTATTTTTTTAAAAAAAGCAGGACTAACTTCTACTGGATTAATAGATGAAGGGTTTTGTAAAAAATAATCATCCCCCATGTTTTTGTAAAGCTTCGCCATGTTATCATATAATCCACCAAAGTATTTAAATTTGTTATTAGCTTTATCATATATCATGGATTCTAAACCAAGCTTACGCATGTCACGTGTTGTATTCTTAATTTTAGCGTCTATAGCAGCTTTATCCATTAAAAATTTTCCTTTAGACATTTCTTTGTTTTTAAAACCTTCAACTAAAGAATTTTTACTATCTAAATAAGAATTAATCCTATTTTCATAAAATTTATGGGCACCCATGTTTCTATAACCAGTAGTTAAAAAACTTGGATTTTCCACATAAGGTAACATAGTTTCTGGTAAAGTTTCTCTAGAATCTTTCATTAACGGATGCGCTCGGTTAATAGTGTCTTTATAAACTTTAGATTGCTGTTCTGTTAAAGGACCAATTGCAGGAAAATTTAATCCTGGATATTGTTTATTAGCTAATATTCTTCCTATCCCATAATCCCTATAAGCTTTCATTGTTAATGGATCATTAAGAACAGTTTTCTTTCCAGGGGTAAATTGATATTTACCTTTAGTAAAATCTATCTCACCTGTTGGTGAATTAACAAAAAAACCTCTATTTTTTACAAGATTAGAATCTCTAATTGTAGGATTAGGTTTAGGTTTAGGTCTAGGCTTAATTGCGCCTCTAGCTATATTAACTAGAGTATTCATTATTCACCTGTTTGGGAATAAATATTAGTTCCTAATATTCCTGCATTTTGTAAACTTCTTCTAAAAGGTATATTTATAGTTCCTCCTGTAAAAGTTTTGCTTGGAATATTAAATATAGGGAAACCTCGTCCAAATTTAGGGGCTCCACTTAATGTTGGAAAAGCTTCATCATAAAATCTAGATCCTGTTTTAAATAAAGGATTATTGGATTTTCTTAGTGTTGATCCCGCAGCTTTAGGAATTTGCATTGCTTTACCAAAAGAATACATAGATGGTAAATGAGACCACCCACTTTCCGCTAAAGCTTGTGCTTCAGGTGTTTCATATTCCATTTCAAAATCATTAATACCAAGCATTGTGTTTTCATTCATTAAGTCTTCCCACATTCCCATGTGTAAAGGATCTCCACTTTGACCATCACTTAAAAGGTTTTCAATTGTGTTAGGTGTTAAATTAAATTGGTCACCTAGATTAGAATCTAATATGCTATATTGATTATCTAAATATTCATCTCCATAATCTCTTGTAGTCTTATTTATGTACTTAGAATATTCGTCAATATAAGCATCAATTATTTCTTTATCATTGTAGTCAGAAAATTTACTTACAAATTCATTAGGTATAGTATATTGAAATCCATCATCTTGATAAGTTCCAAAATCAGAATCAGGATAATTACCTGTTATATAATTATCATATAAAAAATCATTAAATGAATCAAATAAATCTTTACCTTCTAAACCCGCTGAATCAAATCCTTGGCTACCACGTAAGTAGTTTTGAAAGTTAAGTACATCTAGCATGCCAGGCGTGTTTCCTCCATAGAAAGCAGTTTCAAAATCTTCAATACCTAAATTACGTGCTTCTTCTGGATAAGCCATATCTAATTCAGCACGCGCATCTTCGTCATAAAATAGGTTCTTATTCATTCCCATCAAAGCATCAGGATCATATTTTAAAGATTCATACCACTCTCCACCAAAACCTCTATCACCTGGAATGTATTCTCCAGGCCCTAAAGTAGCAAGACTTCGTGCTGCTATTTCAAATATATCGCCAGCACTTTCTAGTCCTGACCAAAGTTGATTACCTGCATATTTTAATTGATCTTGTGTGTATGGATTTTCAAAAGTAAAATCCATTCCTAAATCGTTATCATCAGAATACTGATTTCTTGCATTGTAAAAATTACCTAGCTTGTCAGCAAAAGCTCCAATGCCAGTTATGTTACGATCAAAATCTACGAGTTGGTTTTTAGCAACATTAAATTGATGCCGTGCTATTTGTCCTCTGTCATAGTTTTCAGGGACACGTGTATTAGCATATTCGATATTACCTCGATTGCTTGGAATTCTTTTAGTGTAGTCTACTCTTTCCATTAATAGTACGATCTCCTCCTACCGTTATTAAGTGGTTCTTCTTCAAAGTCATCTTTTAACGTAACATGGTAGCCTTGTCTATATTTCATTAAGGCTTGCGTGGTCGAATCCACGTAGTCATCATTATCACCGAAGGGAAAAGCTGCACACTCTTCTATGACTTCTTCAGCGAAATCTTTTTTGGGCGCCCAAACGGCTCCTGATTCAAATAGCGGAGCCACGCTGTTTACCCTCGTATGTTTGTCATTTCCTTTTGAGGGTGTAAAATTTATAACAGGTATTCCCATCTTTTGCAACTCATGAGTTAATGGTAGCCCAGAAGCCTTAGCTTCTATAATAACCATCTCCGGTTCCCAGTACTTGTATTGCTCCATAGCCTCTGCTTTTAGCTCAGGAAAGTTCCATCTTTCCTTCTTAGCATCCAACAAAATTAAAGCTTTTCCACTGCCATCTTCTGGAGTAAATACACCCCATGTTGTAATAGCACTAAAGTCGGCCGACTCTTTTTTGGAAAATGCTGTATCATAAGATTGAATAATAAACTCTAAATTAGGAATATTTTCGGATTCCCACTCGCGCCACCACTCACGTTTTATAAGTGCACCTTCCTCGGAAGTAGGTTGTTGCATCCATTGTGCTTGCCACTTGGTTAGTGGAATAGAAGCTTTAACAGAATTCAGACCGTCCATGGACCAGAAATTACCCCACATAGGTTTATCATTAATGACTGCTGGAAACTCTACTACTTCCCATTGATCAGCAGCTTCACTCTTACTTTGCGCCTCGAGCAATTTACCAGTAAGATCTTTTATAGACCAACGCGTCATAACTAAAACAATCGCGCCGCCAGGTTGTAAACGCTGACGTGGACCGGAAGTATACCACTCGTAATGCGCGTCAAGGACATGTGGTGAAAGAGCATCTTGCTCGGAATGTGGATCATCAATAATTAATAAATCTGCACCACGTCCGGTTATTGCTCCACCTACACCAGCTGCAAAGTACTCACCTTTATGATTGGATTCCCATCGTCCTGCAGCTTTTGAATCTGCTGCTAACGTAACATGTGGAAAAACAGAATTGTACTCCTCTGATTCAATAAGGTTCTTGGCTTTACGACCAAATCTAATTGCTAGTTCTCCTGTGTGCGTAGTTTGTATAAGTTTGGCTTTAGGATGACGACCCATGTAAAATGCCGGAAATAAATGCGACGCAAATTCTGACTTTGTATGTCTTGGTGGCATATTGACAATAAGTCTTTTAAGCTCACCATTTGCAATACGATTTAATTTTTCTGCATAAATTTTGTGGTGCTTACCTTCAATAAACTCAGGCCAAACAGTCTTAACAAACTGCATAAAGTCACCTTGTCTCTTTTCCCTCTTTTCTTCTACAGCATTTTTTAAAATTAATTTTAAAGTGTTAGTATCTAATGATTCTAATTGAGAAATGGTTTCCATTTTTTAAAAATTTTTTAGAGATACCATTATAACGTTTTCCTACAGTATTGTCACTCTCAAACAGTGTAAACCAAAAACTATAGGGATCCTACTCCAAAAGGGGGGGTTGGCCCCTTCGGATAGTTCCCAGGCTGCGAACGGAGTGAGCAGCAGATTAGGAGTATGATATCCCGGGCGGCAAATTGTCGCATGTGACATAATGTCGCACCCGGGCGAAAGTTATCCACAGGATATCCACAACTTAATGTAATTAACTATATTAATAACTGACTATCCATGCTAGATAATAAATATAAATAGAAAGGATATAACTATGGCAAACGACCTAATAAAAACACAATCTATAAACAATGTAGATGTGACACCTGTATTCAAAGAGATAATAGAATACAGCAAAGACCAAGCAACAACTGGAAACCTTGAGGAACTTATAAGCAAAGTGCCACAAAAGGACAGTCTTGATTGGAAGTTAATTAGTGGTGTATTATGCAACTCTATTATTGAATGGGTTGCAGAAAATAAAGAGGATAGAGTAGAACTAATACATCATATGCAATCAGATATAGGATACATATTAAAGAGAATGGGTTTGACTATGTAAGTTATATCCTACTAAACGTAGTCATTGAAAAGGGTAGTATCTTCCGAGCTACCCTTTTTTTACGTCCAATCGTCAGCATCTCCACCTGCGCCCGCGGGGCGAACGAAGTGAGCCCGGGCAAATGACTTTATTAGTTTAATTGAGGAGTTTGGGAGTTTGAGGGGTGGGATATCACTAGGTAAACCGTTTTAACACCCCTCGAAATTTGTAAAGGGTTTCTTACTTACTAGTAGTTTTCATCTACCCCTTAATTTTGAGGCAAGAGCCGAATAACTCCGTTTATCTTACCTCATCAAGTATAATCTAATGTTCCAATGTTTCGAACTATACTCTAGTTATTTAACTAAACATACTATACATCTTTCCAAACCATGACGCAATAGGTCTATTACTTTTCTTGTGGATAAGTCGCCACGACCCATCATGCCATTCATAAGTATATGTATAATCTCTCGTCCATTTGTTCCAACGAATCATAGTAATCCTTTCTCTTTCTATCTGCAGTAATATCACGAATCCAATGTGATGACAAGTGCGAAGTAATAAAACTTACCACAGAACTCAGCGG